TTTTTCAGGTGAAAGGTTGGCTGGGTCAGATTTTAAATGTGAAAGAATATTAACAAAGGGGGGTAGGATATCTTTCAAGGAATTACTTTGTGAAATGTATTTCACAATGTTATTCAATAAAAATCAAGATGACCCGACACATTCTAGTTTCCAGATATTATCAAAGATGTTGGAAGGTGAAGAGAATTTAACAAAAGTCAAGATGACTAGTAAACTACATACAGGACTACTCAATAATCCTGTTGATGACGCATTAACATTGATTAACATTCCACAAAAGAATCAATTCTCTAGATCTGCAATCATTATTGGATCAAAATTACAATCTATATCTAGGTCAAATATTAAACCATCTGGGCTGTCACACAGATTAGCTGCACAGAATCAATTCTTAAATAAAACTTTAGATGAATTCGCAACATATAAATCTAGTTCAATTTTAAAGAATACACATTTGAATAGGGAAATACATAGACAAGATACTAATGAAGTTGAAATTGAGATTAAAAGAGGTGATATTGAGAATGAACAATTGTCAGGTTCAAAAGCTAAAGATCAGAAAAGACAAAATCCTAGACGAAGATGTGTGGAAGGAGTTATGGAACTACTTGAGGAAAAGAAGTTCAAATCATTTGATTTATTGGATTATATTCATGAAGATTTATATTTTCAAGTTTTCAAAAAGAATCAGATAGGAGGGACCAGAGAAATATTAATTCTAGATATAAAAAAACGGATTTTAATCAATATTCTTGAGTCATTCTCTCGATTGATATGTAAGGATGATGAGAGAGAGATGTTGACACATGGTGATAAGAAATTCTCAATATTAGTTAACTTAATAAAAGAGTTGAAACAGGGACCTGGAAAAAAACTAATATTGAACTATAATTATGATAAAACAAAATGGGGTCCTTCATTCATGCCCATACAATTCTTATACATGTTTGTACCTTTCAAAAAATATTATCCTTCATTATTTAGATTCATTGCGTACACATTAATAAAACACACCAATAAAAAATGTTTGTTACCAGAGAAATTATTAAATGCTTGGTGTAATGATCCCAATAACGAATTGAAACATAATCAAGATCATAATTTGCAGCAATTAAAAGAATTATTTTTGAAAACAAAGCAATTATATTTTGAAAATGAATCTAATATGGGTCAAGGTATCTTACATTACACATCATCATATTTACAT